CGTCGTACACGGTTGTTTCCTCGACCGTGATCACCGCAGTCCTGCCGCCGGCCGTGCAGACCGGAAACTTCATCGTCACGAACGGGAAGGGCGCTTCCGACGGCTTCCGTTACGCGGTCGGCGCCTGACGGTAGACTGGCCCGAAGAGCCCCGCGACTGGCGTGCGGTCTCCAGTCGCGGGGCTCTTCCATATGACCGCAGCAGACCGCACGAACAGGGGCGTGTCATGACCGACACTTCAGTTATAACCGACATCAACCCGGCCGACGCGACCAACGGAAACGACGCGCCGGAGAAGTTCGACCTGGCCTCGTGGATCGCCGGTTTCCAGCCGACCCGGAAGTCCTGTGTCCTGTACGGCCGCACCGACCTGCTCGCCACAATCGACCGACTCGACGCCGAAGCCTCCCTTCCAGGCCTGGATGGCGAAGAGAAGCGTCGGATCCTGAACGAGGCGAACGCCACCCTCGACCAGCTGAAGGCGTCCGGTGTGGAGTTCGTCGTCCAGACCCTGTCCATTCACGCCCAGAAGCGGCTCGTAGACGAACTGCGCGAACAGTACGGTGCTGACGGCAAGGAGATCACCCACGAGATGGAGTGTGCGTTCATTGCCGCCCACATTGTGGAGCCGACCGGTGTTACTGCGGACGACGTCGCCCGCCTGTACGACGCGTCCCCCGCCCAGGTGGAGAAGCTGTCCAAGACGATCCGCGCCGTCGACATTTCCGAGCCCACCATCACAGCCCCTTTCTCGTCCAAGTCCTGAACGGCCCCGCAGGACGGTGGATCGCGTCCCAGGTGAAGCACGCTCTCGCCTGGGGGAAGCCGCCAACGGGGCTGCTCCGCCACTCCGACAAGTGGCTGGAGGAGGACTACATCCTGGCTTCCGCATACTCCATGTGGGAGGACGGCCTATGCCCGTGCGGGTGTGGGTACCCGCGCGATGTCGCCTGGGACGAAGGCATGGACGGCTGGTTCGAGGCCCGCGAGGAAGTCTGCTACGCGAAAGCGGCCCGCGAACAGTGGGAGAACGAGCACTCCGAGCGGAACAAGGACGGGTCACTTCGTTACCCTCCGAAGCTTGGCTCCATGCTGTACGTCGCGGACGCTCGAGTAGAATTGCGACCAGATTAGATAGGGGGTTCCCGTGGCCGACAGGACAGTAGTCGTCAAGTTGACGGCCGACGCTTCTGGTGTGAAGCAAGGGATGCAGCAGGCGTCAGACTCGACGAAAGCCGCCGCTACGGCCATGCAGGAGGCTGGCACTGCCGCGGAGGGCACCGGCCAGAAGATGGGCCAGTCCGCCGAGACTGGAAAGACGGGGCTAGCCGGCCTGGCGGAGTCTGCACGGCAGAACGGTGCGGCGTGGACGACGCTCGGCACAACCGTCGCCGGCGCCGGTGCCGGCCTCCTCGGTATCGCTGGCATAGCCGGGAACATGGCCGCAAACTTCGACGCCAGCATGTCGTCCGTGCAGGCGGCCACCCACTCATCCTCCGAGGAGATGTCACAGCTGCGCGAGGCGGCGATTCAGGCCGGCGCGGACACCGCTTTCTCTGCGACGGAGGCGGCGTCCGGTATTGAAGAGCTCGCCAAGGCAGGCGTGTCCACGAAGGACATCCTCGCCGGCGGCCTTTCCGGCGCACTCGACCTGGCTGCCGCCGGTGAGATCAGCGTGTCCGAGGCCGCCGAGACCGCGGCCACCGCGATGGTCCAGTTTAACCTGTCCGGCGACAAGGTGACGCACGTCGCCGACCTGCTCGCTGCGGGTGCGGGTAAGGCGCAGGGCGGCGTGCACGACATGGCGTACGCCCTGAAGCAGTCTGGATTGGTGGCGTCTCAGGCGGGTCTATCGATCGAAGAAACGACAGGTTCGCTCGCGGCGTTCGCGTCCGCCGGTCTGATCGGCCAGGATGCGGGTACGTCCCTCAAGACGATGCTTCAGCGGCTAGAGAACCCGGCGAAGTCCGCGAAGAACGCAATGGACGACTTGGGTATCCACATCTATGACGCGCAGGGGCATTTTATTGGCATCACTGCCGTCGCGGAGCAGCTACGCTCCGGGATGAAGGATCTCGGCGAAGAAGAGCGCAACACGGCGATGAGTACGATCTTCGGGTCGGACGCTATTCGCGCCGCGAACGTGTTGTACAACGAGGGCGGAGAGGGCATTCAAGGCTGGATTGACAAGGTCAATGATGCCGGTTATGCGGCCGAAACCGCTCGCCTGAAGCAGGACAACCTGAAGGGCGACATCGAAAAGCTTGGCGGATCCTGGGAGACCGCCATGATCAAGATCGGCAGTTCGTCGCAGGCGCCAGTCCGGTCCGTCGTCCAGCACATTACGTCCTTGGTGGATAAGCTCGGCGAGCTCGGCAGCGGCACCCAGTCGATGATCTTCAACTTTACCGCATTTGGGGGCGCCGCCCTCACTGCGGCCGGCGGGCTCATGGTCATGGCCCCGAAGATCGTAGAGATCCGCGATGCGATGACCACGCTGAACTGGACTGCTGCCGGGCTGAAGGGGAAGCTGTCTGAGGTTGCCACCGGCATGACTGGATTCGGTCGCGCCGGCCGGATGATGATCACCGCCGCCCTCATCGAGGGTGTTAAGCACTACGGCGACGAAGTCAGGCGCACGGGCGTGTCGGTGGACGAGATGACCACAACACTTCAGCACGGAGGCTCCGTTCTGAATAACCTTGACTTCGACCGCGGGAAGTACTCGCTGCAGGAGTATTCGCGAGCCCTGGCGGACATTAGCCGACCCGGCGTGTGGTCCTCTATCCAGCAGCATGTGGCGTCGTTTGCTGACGGTGTCGCGGGCGCTTTCGGCGCGGACACCCGATCCGACCTGCAGCGCACGAAGGATGCCCTGGAGACGACAGGTAAGGCGATGAGCGGCCTGTCAACCGACCAGGCCGTCTCCGCGTTCAAGCAGCTGTCGTCGGAGATGACGAACGGTACGAACCGGTCAATGATTGATCTCATCAACTCGATGCCCGATTTCAAGGCGCACCTAAATGAGGTGGCAAAACAGGCCGGCCTGACGGCGGACGATAACACGCGGCTCGCGTTGGCGTTGGGGCAGATTGACCCGAATGCGCAGCAGGCGGCCGGCGGCACGTCGCAGTTGGATGCTGCGATCCGCAAGGCTAAGGAAGGCACCGACCAGATCGTCCCGTCGCTTGAGGAAGTCGTCAAAGGAATCAAAAGTTATGGCGACACCGTGATCGCGAACTCAAATGCTGACATCAAGTTCCAGGAGGCTCTGAAGAACGTCAATGACGCGGTGCGCGAGAATGGCGCCACACTGGATATCACCACCGAGAAAGGCCGGAAGAATCAATCTGCACTGAACGACCTGGCCAGCGCGACGTTCGCACAGGTGCAGGCGGCGCAGGCTGCCGGCGCGGGACAGGACGAACTGCAGGAGAAGATGCAGACCGGTCGAGATGCTTTCATTTCTGCCGCCGAATCTATGGGCCTCACCGAGGAGGAGGCTGTTGAGCTCGCCGACAAGTATGGGTTGATTCCCGAGAAAGTGACGACCGAGGTCACTGCCGACACGTCGCAGGCAACCGAGGCGGCGGACGGTGCCACCGCGCAGATTGATGGCATGACCGGGACGATCAGTATTTCTGGTGATGCTGCCAACGCTGACTACACGCTGACCGTGACCGCCGACTCGATCAATGGAACGACCGGCGTGGTTGAGATTGACGCAAACAACGACCAGGGTCTCGCCGGCTTGCAGGAGACGGTGCAGACCATCGACAACAGCGACGGCACCGTCTCCATCCTTGGCGACGCCACTGGGGCCCGATGGGAGAAGGATTCTGTCCACACGGAAATCGACAACACCACCGGTACGGTGACGATCTCCGGTAACGACCAGGCGTCCGGCAAGGTCCGCACGGTCAAGTACAACATCGACCAGCTCCACGACAAGGAGATCTCGATCACCGCGAGGATCAAGCAGGTCTTCACGTCGGTCGGCCACTGGATCGGCGACCACTGGCCGAAAGGGTCCTGGCTGCGGTCTGAAGGCGGCCCCATCACCCCGATCAGGGGGTACGCGAACGCTGGCGCCGTGTACGGTCCGGGCGGCCCTAAGGACGACTGGATTCCCGCGTGGCTGTCGAACGG